GATGCACCTACTGCACCTTCATCACCTACTCCACCTTGAACACCTTTAGGGCCTTGAACGCCTTTAGGACCTTGAACACCTTTAGGACCTTGACCGCCAGTTTCACCTTTTTGACCTTTAGGTGATAGTCCAATTATACCTTTTATACCTTTAGGACCTTGAACACCTTTAGAACCTTGAATACCCTTATCACCATCAGCGCCAGAAGCACCCGATGGTCCTTGAGCGCCCGTTTGACCTTTTTGACCTTTAGGTGATGCACCTACTGCACCTTCATCACCTTGTGGGCCTTGAACACCTTTAGGACCTTGTATACCTTTAGGACCTTGGGGGCCAGTATCTCCTTTAGGACCAGTAGCACCTTTTTGACCAGGAGCAGATGAACCTTGTGGGCCAGTTATACCTTTAGGACCTTGGTCACCAAGTGGGCCTTGAGGGCCAGTATCTCCTTTAGGACCAGTAGCACCTTTTTGACCTGCTGGTGATGGGCCATTTACACCTTTAGGACCTTGAACACCTTTAGGGCCTTGAACACCATCTTCACCTTGACCACCAACAGGACCTTGAAGGCCAGTAGCTCCTTTTTGGCCAGCAGCACCTTTAGGTGATGCGCCTACGGCACCTTCATCACCTACTCCACCTTGAACACCTTTAGGGCCCTGAACACCTTTATCACCATTGTCACCAGATGGTCCTTGAGCACCTTGTGGGCCAGTTTCACCTTTTTGACCTGCAGGTGATGGACCAACTGCACCTTGTGGACCTTGAACACCTTTAGGACCTTGATTTCCTGAATTACCTTGAGCCCCCTTGGAGCCAGTAGCTCCTTTTTGACCAGCAGCACCTTTAGGTGATGCACCTACTGCACCTTCATCACCTTGTGGGCCTTGAACACCTTTAGGACCTTGTATACCTTTAGGACCTTGGGGGCCAGTAGCACCTTGAGGGCCAGTAGCTCCTTTTTGACCAGGAGCAGATGAACCTTGTGGGCCAGTTATACCTTTAGGACCTTGGTCACCAATTGGACCTTGGGGGCCAGTAGCACCTTTAGGTCCAGTAGCTCCCTTTTGACCCGCTGGCGATGGGCCAGTTGCACCGGTGGGGCCTTGAACACCTTTAGGACCTTGAACACCTTTAGAACCTTGAACGCCCTTAGGGCCTTGTGGACCAGTTGCACCAGTTTCACCTTTTTGACCTTTAGGTGATGCACCTACTGCGCCTTCATCACCTTGTGGGCCTTGAACACCTTTAGGACCTTGAACACCCTTATCCCCATTAGCACCAGATGGTCCTTGAGCACCTTGTGGGCCAGTTTCACCTTTTTGGCCTGCAGGTGATGGACCAACTGCACCTTGTGGACCTTGAACACCTTTAGGACCTTGATTTCCTGAATTACCTTGTGGGCCAGTAGTACCTTTAGAGCCAGTTGCACCAGTTTCACCTTTTTGACCTTTAGGTGATGCACCTACTGCACCTTCATCACCTTGTGGGCCTTGAACACCTTTAGGACCTTGTATACCTTTAGGACCTTGGGGGCCAGTAGGACCTTGAGAGCCAGTAGCTCCTTTTTGACCAGCAGGTGATGGGCCAGTTGCACCTTGTGGACCTTGAACACCTTTAGGGCCTTGAACGCCTTTAGGACCTTGAACACCTTTAGGGCCGGTTGAGCCAGTAGCTCCCTTTTGACCAGCAGCACCTTTTGGTGATGCACCTACTGCACCTTCATCACCTTGTGGGCCTTGAACACCTTTAGAACCAGCAGCACCAACGTCTCCGACACCACCAGATGGTCCTTGAGCACCTTGTGGGCCAGTTGCACCTTTTTGACCTGCTGGTGATGGTCCAGTTGCACCTTGTGGTCCTTGAACACCTTTAGGACCTTGGTTTCCGGAATTACCTTGAGGACCGGTGGGGCCAGTTGCACCTTGGTCACCACCAGGAGATGGGCCGGCTGAACCTTTTGGCCCTTGAGGTCCCGTTGAACCCGATGCACCTTGGGGACCAGTAGGACCTTGTCCACCAGTAGGACCTTGTGCGCCAGTTGAACCTTTTGCTCCTTCTAATCCATTAGGACCTTGACCACCAGTACTACCCTTATACCCCTTATTATCATTACCTTTTTGACCCTTTTGTCCTGCTAGACCGGCAGGACCTGGTGAAGTATCCGAATCTCCACCTGGAGAAATACCACATTGTTCTGCAAGAACGATACCATGGAACGCATCTGTGTCTTCTCCTGTAAATACACAATTGTCGGGAGCTCTATCTGGTATTGTTCCGTCTTCATCGAATACGGAGTCGTAACAAAGGGTAGAGTTTGGGCCAGGATCTACATCAAGCATATATCTAGCACCATAGTACTGATAGCCGGTAGCTGGGTCACAACTGAAAATATCATATCCAGGTGGGTTGTGAACTATGTACCCATCTGCTAAGTAAACATCAATGTCTTCAATAGCAATGGTATGTATGGATTGGTTTTGTATTTCGTATGCTGAAGTGATTAGTTCTTCGACTATACCACTATCGGTGTACTTTACTAAATAATCAGAATTTAAATTAACAGTATTAGCAGGTGTAAAGTAATACGAACCACTCGAATCTTTAATTAAGATTTTTTGATGTTGTGATACTGTAAGGTCACCACTATTGAATTCGATGACACTACCACTATGGGTTGCTTCAAATACAACACTGGCTACGCCAAGTGAGGTTGAAGATATATCAGTAGAAGACCAATTTCTAAAGTCTTGTTCATTTAAACCTAAACCTGGTAATACAACACCACTTACTGATGACCCACTTTGTAGAGTGTTAATCGTAACTGATGAACTATTTGGTAATCTTACGAGTTGTGTATTTAATCCTGCCATATTACTTGTTTATCTATATTAGTATGAACCACTTACGTACATATGAAGTACATAAGTACTACCACCATTATTAAATTTAAGTACACCTCTCGTAGTATCCCACGTCAATCCGGGAGATACATTTTCAATTGTAGTACCAAGAGCAGAAATACCTTTTTGACCTTTAGCGCCTTGTAGGCCGGTTTGACCTTTTTGACCTTTAGCACCTTCAAATCCAGTTTGACCTTTTTGACCTTTATCACCTTGAGGACCCACATTACCTTGGGAACCAATATCACCTTGAGGGCCAGCAACACCTTGAGGGCCAATTATACCTTTTTGACCTTTATCACCTTGAGGGCCGGTATCACCTTGAGCACCTTGGTCACCTTGTGGGCCTGTTCCACCAGTTGGACCAGTTGCACCTTGGTCACCTTTTTGACCCTTTTCACCATCTGGACCTGTTCCACCTTTTTGACCTTTATCACCTTGTGGGCCAGTTACACCTTGAGGACCTTTATCACCTTGTGGGCCAGTAGCACCTTGAGGGCCATCAGCACCTTGAGGGCCATCAGCACCTTGAGGACCAGTTTGACCTTTTTGACCTTTATCACCTTGAGGGCCAGTTACACCTTGAGCACCTTGGTCACCTTGTGGGCCTGTTCCACCAGTTGGACCAGTTGCACCTTGGTCACCTTTTTGACCCTTTTCACCATCTGGGCCTGTTCCACCTTTTTGACCTTTATCACCTTGTGGGCCAGTTACACCTTGAGGACCTTTATCACCTTGTGGGCCAGTAGCACCTTGTGGACCAGCAACACCTTGGGGGCCATCAGCACCTTGAGGACCAGTTTGACCTTTTTGACCTTTATCACCTTGTGGGCCGGTATCACCTTGAGCACCTTGGTCACCTTGTGGGCCAGTTCCACCTGTTAAACCTTGAGCACCTTGGTCACCTTTTTGACCCTTTTCACCATCTGGTCCTGTTCCACCTTTTTGACCTTTATCACCTTGTGGGCCAGTTACACCTTGAGGACCTTTATCACCTTGTGGGCCAGTAGCACCTTGAGGGCCATCAGCACCTTGAGGACCATCAGCACCTTGAGGGCCAGTTTGACCTTTTTGACCTTTATCACCTTGTGGGCCGGTATCACCTTGAGCACCCTGGTCACCTTGTGGGCCTGCAACACCTTGAGGTCCATCAGCACCAGTTTCACCTTGAATACCCTGTGGGCCTTGTGCACCTTGAGCACCTTTTTGACCTTTTCCACCTTGTGGGCCAGTTACACCTTGAGGACCTTTATCACCTTGTGGGCCAGTAGCACCTTGTGGACCAGCAACACCTTGGGGGCCATCAGCACCTTGAGGACCAGTTTGACCTTTTTGACCTTTATCACCTTGTGGGCCAGTTACACCTTGAGCACCTTGTGCACCTTGTGGGCCAGTTCCACCTGTTAAACCTTGAGCACCTTGGTCGCCCTTTTGACCTTTATCACCATCTGCGCCTGTTCCACCTTTTTGACCTTTATCACCTTGTGGGCCAGTTACACCTTGAGGACCTTTATCACCTTGTGGGCCAGTAGCACCTTGAGGGCCATCAGCACCTTGAGGGCCTGTTGCGCCAGTTCCACCTTGTGAGCCGGTAGCTCCCTTTTGACCTTTTGGTTGAGTTGGACCGGTTGGGCCTACCGCACCTTGTGGGCCGGTATCACCTTGAGGACCTGTTGCGCCAGTTCCACCTTGTGAGCCAGTAGCTCCCTTTTGACCTTTAGGGCCTGTTGGGCCAGTAGCACCTTGTGGGCCTGTCCCACCTTGAGGACCTGTTTGACCTTGCGGACCTACTACACCTTGAGGACCTGTTGAACCAGTTCCACCTTTTTGACCTTTTCCACCTTGTGGGCCAGTAGCACCTTGAGGGCCTTTAGCACCTTGTGGGCCAGTAGCACCTTGAGGGCCAGTTGAGCCAGTAGAACCTTTTCCACCTTGAGCACCAGTTCCACCTTGTGAGCCAGTAGCTCCTTTTTGACCTTTAGGGCCAGGATTTCCTTGAGCACCTTGAGGGCCAGTTAAACCAGTAGGTCCGTTTATACCCTTATCACCTTGTCCACCTTGAGCACCAGTTCCACCTTTTTGACCTTTATCACCTTGTGGGCCAGTAGCACCTTGTGGGCCTTTAGCACCTTGCGGGCCAGTAGCACCTTGAGGTCCATCTGCGCCAGTAGGACCTGTTGCGCCAGTTCCACCTTGTGAGCCAGTAGCTCCTTTTTGACCTTTTGGTTGTGTAGGGCCCGTTGGACCAGTAGCACCTTGGGGACCGGTTACACCTTGAGGACCTGTTGCGCCAGTTCCACCTTGTGAGCCGGTAGCTCCTTTTTGACCTTTAGGACCGGTTGGGCCAGTAGCACCTTGTGGGCCAGTAGCACCTTGTGGGCCTGCTCCACCTTGAGGACCTACCCCACCTTGAGGACCGGTTGAACCAGTTCCACCTTTTTGACCTTTTCCACCTTGTGGGCCAGTAGCACCTTGAGGGCCTTTAGCACCTTGTGGGCCAGTAGCACCTTGAGGGCCAGTTGAGCCAGTAGAACCTTTTCCACCTGTTGCACCAGTTGGGCCTGTTGAACCAGTAGCTCCTTTTTGACCTTTAGGGCCAGGATTTCCTTGAGCACCTTGAGGGCCAGTTAAACCAGTAGGTCCGTTTACACCTTTAGCACCTTGTGAACCTGTTCCACCTTGTGAGCCGGTAGCTCCTTTTTGACCCTTTCCACCTTGTGGGCCAGTAGCACCTTGAGGACCCGTAGAACCTTTTGGACCATCAGCACCTTGGGGACCGGTTGCACCAGTAGGACCTGTTGCGCCAGTTGGGCCTGTTGAACCAGTAGCTCCTTTTTGACCTTTAGGGCCTGTTGGGCCAGTTCCACCTTGTGGGCCAGTAGCACCTTGTGGGCCTGCTCCACCCTGTGGACCTACTCCACCTTGAGGGCCTGTTGAGCCAGTTCCACCTTTTTGACCTTTATCACCCTGTGGGCCAGTAGCACCTTGTGGGCCTTTAGCACCTTGAGGACCATCAGCACCTTGTGGTCCTTTTGAACCAGTGGAACCCTTTCCACCTGTTGCACCAGTTGGGCCTGTTGAGCCAGTAGCTCCTTTTTGACCTTTAGGGCCAGGATTTCCTTGAGCACCTTGAGGGCCAGTTAAACCAGTAGGTCCGTTTACACCTTTAGCACCTTGAGGGCCTGTTCCACCTTGAGGGCCTGTTGAACCTTTGGGGCCGGTTGGGCCAGTTGCACCTTTAGGACCAGTTGCACCATTGTTACCAGTTGGGCCTTGAGGTCCGGTTGGGCCGGTAGAACCACCAGGTCCTTGTGAACCAGTAGCTCCCTTTTGACCCTGTGCACCTTGAGGTCCTTGAGATCCAGTAACACCTTTATTACCAGCCGTACCCTTTTGACCTTTAGCACCAGTTGGACCAGTTGGGCCGGTATTATGGAAGAGTAATTGACCTACATAATAATTGTGGTCAGGTTCTACTTCTATACTTACTATATCTAACGATTCTTCTACATATTCTAATGATGTGATGTGTAGGTCGTTGTGTAATTCTTTTTGTTTGTTGAATGCATTTATTGGTGAAACCCACTCACCCATTAGGGTTAAGATTTTAGCATCAACTGATGATTTTAGTTTAGACCCATCTGAAAGAGTGAATTCTAAATAGGAATCTATGGACCGCGTTCTTACCGAAACAACTTTGTTATCCCTAACACCTACTCCATGTATATCAAAACCTTTTACTACATCACCAACTTTAATGTCACCAAGTGTTTGGAAACTCCCATTGATGTCTATTAAGGTATCTTTATGTAAACCGTGTATTAATTCCATATCACTTTATCCCTTAACTTGTTAACCTAAGTACAATCATCATATTGTACAATTCAGAAGTATTAGTTTTTTTATCAAATTCAAGACTCAATCTATCTCCGCTACTAAATGAGTAATTTGAAGCCCCAAAGTTAAAGGTTATATTAGTACCTGCACTTTGTAAAGTTTCCGTATTTGTAGTGGATTGTTGCGCACCACCATTATATAGTGAAATATCACAATCGTCCGGAACTGAATTAGTTTGTTCGGGTGATACAATTATATCTTCGATGTAACCAGTACATGGTGCTATAAAGGTAGTGAATGCTCTATTAGGGAGTGATTGTATATCAGATAATCCTGAAAATGCGACATAACCAAAAGGTGAATTTTTCGTATCTATTGTCAATTGTATTGGGTGGATTTCATTACCAATAGCTACAGCACCTATATCAGAACGAACTTCAGTACCAGTTCTAAAATCTACATTACTATTTGAGTCTAATACTAAGAACTTATCAGTATCAGTACCTGCATTACTTAATCCAGTTAATTTTATATCCGGTGTAGTAATTTGTTGAGTTACATCCATTGACCCGGTAAATCCATGGGTATCATTAGAAGTATCACCAAATTGGGTTGACCCACTACTAAATGTGGTAGTCTTATGTGTTACCGATGAACTTACTATATAAGACTCAGCCGTTAGTGTTCCAGTTACTACTAATGAACCTGTAATAGATAAATCACCAGTGGTGTTTATACCACCTGATTGTACCTGAAGTCCATTCTTTATTACAAATTTATTTGACATTTTATTTCCTCGTGTTTTTCACTTTCCAAACTTAGGATTTAATTTATTTTATATACTATACATACGTTCTACGTTAAACAAAATAGTCCCACCACCGGCGGATGTTATCGATAATGTTAACACACCGCTAGATGCTGTTGCTGAGAATTGAGCTGGACTTGTACTTCCAGTTCCAATATCAGTTGTACTATATTCGGTCATCGCTACCTCGTTACCACTAACAACAATAGTTAATTGTCCAGAACGTATTGCACTACCCTCTGAAATATTGTAATGTATATGGAAAGACGAACCCACTTTTTGATAAATTACATGAGTGCCTACTCCATACTGATGACCTTCAGCTGTTTTTTCTACTGAGTTTGATGTAGTTCCGTGATTTGTATGAATTGTGAGAGACGCTGTAAATGGTGCTGGAGTTCCAGGGATATTATCTCCAAGTTCCAAACCATTCCCTTTGAAGGCTGGTGATTTAAGTGTATCAACTTGGTTACCACCCCATTGGTCAAATTGAAAACCTTGACCATATTTATTTTCGAGGATTTTAAAAGCAGAATCACCTTTAATTCGGGCAGTATTAGACCAAATAGCTAATCTATTAGATGATGCTCCAGTATCATTTATAACGTAATTACCACTAGCAGCATCAAGCCCAGCAATATCACTTGCAATTGATGATGATAGTGAAGTAACACCTATATCATCATATAATTGCGTACCACTTCTATATTTAAGTTGGTCACCATCCAATACAACAAACTTGTCAGTATCACTTGTTGCTTGTACTTGCGTATCTGTTTTAATATTAACCGAACCACTAAATTGTGCTGGTCCGATATTTTTTAATGTATTAGAACCTGATATAGTTAATGATCCAGTTATAGAAAGACCACCTTCAGCAATAATAGCTGGTTTTATTCTAAGAGTATTTGCACCATATGGGTTTGTTAGTCTACCAATCGAATAAGCATCACTAACATCAGTTCTCATTTTAATTTGAGCTGATGTTGGTGTTGTACCATGTGCTCTAAGACCTACTATGGTAGCACTTTCTTGTTCCATTGATAGGAACGAATCATATTGTGGATTTGAAACATCACCACTTGAACCAGAACCCACAATAATTTGCATTGCAGCTGTTCCCGAAACACTTGGGTCATTGATTACATTAAACTGACCATGGTGTACTAACACATCACCGGTAGTTATATTTTTATTTAACTTTAACCGAACTGAACTCGTTATAGCACTTGTTGAACTAAAGAATGGAATCTCAGTTGCTGCACCACTAAGGTTAGAAGCGCCACTACCACCAATATCTGAAAGAACCTCAGTGCCGGTACGATAGTCTACGTCACCATTAGAGTCTAATACCAAAAACTTGTCAGTATCAGTTGTTGCGTGGTTTACGTTACCAATGTTAAGAGTTGCGGATGTATGTAGGTCATCGTCAAATTGAAATCTACCATTGGTACTAGACCACTGTAAAGACACATCAGCCCCATCAATATAAATACCTGAACCATTAGCGGCCGTAGGATTAGCTGACCCACTTGCTATTTTTATAAGTTTATCTTGAACATTAAGCTCAGCTACTTGTAGGTCTACTTTACTACCTAATACTGTAAGGTCACCTGTTAATGTTAAACTATCAAATGTAGGTGAATCTGCGGATTGTAAGCCAGTATCTACATCAGAATTAACACCATTTATGGTAGCTCTAACAGTACCTTGAGATGGTGATGAGAATGTAGACCCACTAAGTACACCTTCAGTATTTAATTTGAGTTTGACATCAGAATCACCATAGGTTAATGTATCCAATGATGCTAATGAAGCTGATACGCTTCCCCAATCATTGATTGTAATATCGGTGGAGTTTATTCCACCTGATGATGTAATTTGATTTAAAATTGCATCACTACCGGAGGTGATGACTTTTTTCCAATTCGGCATATCCTTTTCCTAATTTGCGGTTGGTAACATTTTCATGCCCACTTCTCTTTCGAGCCAACAACCAGGTTTATGTTTGATTAATCTCTTATAAATAGTTTACTATAAAATAAAAACCACATAGATAATTCAGATTTGATAGTAGATTGGTTTATAATAAAAAAATCCCCTACTTTTGTAGAGGATTCTTAGATTATTCTTTTGTAATGATGTCACCCTTTTTAGGGCGTTCACTTATGGGTAGTTCTAATAAGTCAAGTTCCATTTGAACTTTTGCCATTATACCTGTGATTACAGGCGCTTCCTTACCACGAATTTCCATTTTGTTTAATGCAATTTGGACTATCTTCCAATCACTTGCATTTAATCCTTCGTAACTTTTCATAATTAAATTAACTTAATTTTTTAATTTCGTTTTGAATCTTCATAGCTAGTTTGAATACTGACTCAACTTGCTTACCTTTAAATGAAGCTTCACCCAATCCGATAAGAAGGGCCTCAAGCTCACCCTTAGTGAGCTTGAGGTTTGCCTCTTCATCATTTTGAGTTTTCTTGTTGGACAATCCCAACTTTTTATGTAAACTCATATATAACCATTTCAACATTAATAAATTACGCTGTTTGAATCCAAATACACTCACCATTATCTACAGCGATAGTACCCACACCTTGGAATGTTGCTGCGGCCATATTATGAGAACCAGCACCAGCCATTACTTGGATGTTACCTAATTTAGATGCAGCTGTTGCTGTAACGTCACCCGCTTCAACATCTGCAGCGTAAGAAAATACTGAATCACTATCATCATAGAATATAGCTGAACCAGTATTGATATCAGTAGTGTTAGCACCACCGAAAATGATACCGGTATCACCACTAGCTGAACCAGAATTCAATAAAATGAATGCGTCTTCTACGTTCAAGTTTGCTACGTTCAATTCAGTTCTTGTACCTTCAACTGTAAGATTACCCGTAAGTCTTAAATCGGCGAATACAGGCGAATCGGTTACTTCAACACCTAAACCGATGTTAGCATTTGAACCAACACTTACTTTACCTTGACCCGTTGAAGATGCAGCTACAGTTGTCGCTGTATCAGCATTACCAGTCAAATCACCAGTTACATCACCAGTTACATCACCAGTTAGGTCACCAATTATTTCAACAGATGCAGATATGATAGAAGCGGTTACTTCGGTTAGATTGATTTTACTGTCTAAGTTTACAGTTATCTCATTACCTGAACCAGCAGTAGTAATGTTAGTACCACCTGCAATGTCAAGTGTTTCTGCATTAGTAATACTTAATACACCACCACTATCACCTTGGATATCTAAATCATAAGTTGCAGCGGTTAGGTTAGCGATATCTACAGCGATAGATGCTGATGTTTCAGTAAGATTTTCTACGTCACCAAATGCTACGTAAGATGCAGTATCAGCAGTACCATTTACATCACCTTGGAATGATGCAGTTACAGAGTTAAATTGAACATCATCACCTGATGTCAATCCTAAGTCAAGTTCAGTTAGTACACCATTGAATGATGCAGTAAACTCACCTTGAGCAGTAGAGCTTACAGATGATGCTGATATAATTCCCTCACCTGCGCTTGATAAATAATTTGAGTCATTTTTTAAATCCGAGATATTACTACCGGATACAATGACCTTTTTCCATGTTGCCATAATTAATTTTCCTTTGTTTTTGTATTAATACAATTAATTGATATATCGATGTAACTTTTTTAAAATTTATTTTCTTATTATAAGTATGTTTTTATTATTTTAAACATCACCAATACCAAAGTAAAAATTAGATGCTGAATATGCCATTGCACCTTCTTCTACATTTGGTAGTGTTGTGAACTCCGTTAATTTAAATAACCCATTATTTACAGTTACAGATCCAGTAATTTGAAGATTATTAGTTGTTGTATAATCGGAACCTACTTGTGTGAATATTCCACTACCACCACTACCACCAGAACCAAACCCACTTCTTGCAGCAGATGCTGATATGAATGAATCTGAAATAAATGATGCCGTAGCTACTGACATTGATGAGGTTTGTGATGCTAGAATAAACGAACCCGTATCATCTGCGGTAAGTGCTCCACTTGCTCCGAGTGTTACTTCATTCCAAGTAAAGGTATCAGTAAATGTAACTGGTGGATTTGCCGCAGTGATTGTTAACGAATAAAATTTTGATACATCTTGGACAAACATCAACTGCCCATCTTCAACATAGTTAGAGTGAATGTTTCCCAAATCGCTAAAAGTACTTACACCATATAACGCACCTTTTATCAAATCAATATCAGCTAATACAGTATTTGCTGATTGGGCGGCTGATGATAAGACTAATTTACTTGTAATTGCTGGCATTTAATTATCTCCTATTATGGTGTAGAATTATCAGGTCTAATGTCTAATAATATATTTGATGAACCGGCTACTGGATTTACTGTTGATATTATAATATAATCATCAAATCCATTTACTGCTGAATCTAAGGTTATCTTGTGTATATAACTTTGTTCAGTAGTACCTAATCCACTACCTATATCTGCGTTGTCAACAGCTACCTCTAAGTTAGAATAACCATTTGAATTGTAACCATCACCCATAATTGTAGGTACATTACTCATCGAAGACCCACTTGGGATAATTATAGCGACACGGTGTCCTGAATTCTTATTCATTCTACCAAAGGATTCGCTAATATCATATAAGTCACTCATTGATTTGGAATTCAACAAAGTTGCTGTATAAGAACTACCAAAACTATAAGATAGACTTGTTCCACCCAAACTTGATTGTATTATATCAGCAAATCCGAATCCACTATATACAGTAGCGGTTGATAGTGTTGAAGGAACTGCGTTTGTTGCGGCTGAATATCCAAGGGTATTATTGTAGTTTGTAGAAGACAACCCAATATCATAAATATAAACAATTGGGGATGCTGCTGGAACTGCTCCAATTGATGATGTTCTTGGGGTGTTTACAAAATCCTCACCATATGCATCGTTAACTGAGACCATGTAATGTAAATCAGCTTGACTTGTAACTGAATTGTCAGCGGCGTTAATAAAGTATGAAGATGAGTTTACATTTTGTGAGTCCAATGCTACCTTAGATGCGTCTCTACCACTAATAGAAGCGCTAAATGGTGTATCGTTTTCAGTATCACTTATAGTAAATGACCCCAACTTAGTACCGGCTGAAACAGGTGCGTTTACAGTTTCATTACTAGCAAATGTTACACTTGGGTTTACATTATTTCTAACTTCAATTGTTATAGTCTCTGCCCCTGCGTTTCCATATTGGTCAACCCATGTTATAGGTGCTGTGAAGTTTGCTCCATTTACGTATGAACCACTTACATTATCTTCAATAGTTAATATACCAGTTGAAGTTACGTGTACAAGCGAACTAACAGTTGCAAAATTTTGCTCGGATTGACCCCCATAATCTGGAGAATAATTTACAGATAGTTGTGCGGCTGAACCTATCCCATCGGTATCAGTTGTGATGTTAGAACCACTTAGTGCGGATTCTATTATGTTAAATGAACTTACAGTTAAACTACCACCACCTGCTTGTGATATGGTAATTGCATCAGAGTATACTCCTTGGTTAAATCCATGTACATCTTTAACATTTGCGTTATAATTGTATGTTCCTGCTGCTAATGTTCCGTTTGCACGAATCTCAAATGAGTTACCACCAATATAAGATGACGAAAGACTCGATGCGTTAGTACCACTTAAATTAAATGTGTTGATATTTAAAGAATCACTCTCAATATCACCCCATGTTAATGTGGTTAGCAATGCATCATCAATCGCTAAGTTTGTATTTAAATTAGCAGTGGTTTGTGTATCACTTGTTACACTTGGTGCGTTATTCGGAGTAACACTTATTGTGATTGGTTGTGAATTTGGATTACCATATTGGTCTGACCATCCGATGGTCGATGTAATAGTGGAACCATCTACATTACTACTACCACTAATATTATTTCCAACTGTCAGTACACCAGTCGATGAACCAACTGAGATAAATGGGTTGTCTGAAGTAAAGTTTTGTGCAACCGGCGACCCATAACTCGGTGAATACGTTACACTCAAAGTTTTAGCAGTACCAATACCAGTTGTGGTATTTGTAATACCATCGCCATTTGTAGCAGATTCAATAATAAACAAATTACCAGGAGATGTTAGAGTACCATTGTCAGCTTGTGCGATTGTGATGTCATCTTTATAAACACCAGTTCTAAATCCATGTTCATCTTTGATACTTGCTGTGAATGAAATATCTCCCGCCGATTGGTTACCATCTGCATATAATCCAAAATTATTAGAACCATCGTATGAACTTGATAAGTTAGAAGCGCCAGTGCCTGTTAAAGTGAATGAAGATACATTCAATGCATCACCTTCAGTATCAGTCCACTTTATAGTGGATAATAGATTACCATTAGTTGCCTGATTGGTATTTCTATTTGTAGAAGTAAGTTCTGCGGCTGTAGGGGCGTTATTGATTGTTAGAGTAATACTAACTGAACCACTACCTATGTTATCAAATTGGTCTCTATAAGTAATATTTGAACTAATTGTTCCTGGATAGTCATCACCACTACCACTAATGTTAGTCCCAACACTCACATTACCATTACTCGCGACACTAAGTTGTGCGTTCGATGATGTGAATGATGCAACTGCTGCTGAATTATATTGTGGTGAGTATGTTACTGACAACTTAGCCTGAGTTCCAGTTCTACCATTTGAGTTAGTAACAACATTATCACCAGTTTCAGCCGATTCGATTACATAAAATACACCATTTGCACCAGGAGTACCAAGTCCCGCTTCAACGATTGTAAATGAAGAACCCGATGTTGAGATATTACCATAACTATCAGCGATACTTGCAGTAAACTCGTAAGTAGTAGACCCACTCAAATTGGTTAAAGCACTTACTTCATAAGCATCACTATTTCGTGATGCAGTTAATTGACCACTTGGGTCAGTAAATGAGAATTCACTATGGTCAATAGTATCACCAATACCAAATTGAGGTTCCGTGAATGAAATTACACTTAATATATTTGATGGTCTAGCACCATTTGTGTTTAGATTAGCAGATGTATCAGTAAATACGATTGAGTATGGCTGATTATCAGTAATCGTTAGAGTATGGTCTCTATATTGTTTTGTAGTTTCAAATGAAGTTTCAGATGCAGTGATTTGTATAGCCACAGTGTCACTATCTGCGAAGTGTAAGTTACCACTAATAGCAGTATCCACTTCAAGAGTTACACTTGAACCCGTATAACTTGTTGCGCTATTTTGTTGGAATCTAACATATCCACTTGGTACACTATTAACTTCCCACATTTGAGATACAGCTGAAGTAAATGTTATATCACCTGAAGCGTATCCATTTGAATTGGTTGTTAAATTTTTTCCAGTCAATGCACCTTCGTGGACATAGTAAGTACCACCATTTACACCAATACTTGAAGCAGCATCGTCTGCGATTGGAATTGTAATCAATGCACTTGCAGAATCTATGTTATAAGCATCTCCGACATTTACTCTATACACATACCTATTTGCGATATCTGAGTTTAAGAGTACTGAAGACTTACGAGAAACAGCCCCTGCGATGTTCATTTCGAATGGGTCTGAGTTAGGGTCGGTTAGTGATGTACCCCCAAGAGATGACGTGATATTTGGATTTGAAATGTCACTTCCAGAATGGGCCGATACCAATGTAAAGTCCTTATACAATATTGTATTAGCAGGATTACTATTATCAGTAGCAGTAATACTACCAACAGAAGTACCATCCGATGAGTTTTCGTTTAAACCTGATAACGATTGATTTTGTATTCCTGGACCTAAGTTATCAACTACCTCTACTCTGAATGGTAGGTGTGTTATATTTGCGACATCGTAACCTAATTCGTAATTTGCATCTGATGCAGTGATTATAAATGAGTATGACGTTAAACTCTCGTAATCTAAAGAACTTGTTACTTGAACAAGGTCTATATATTTTGATACTCCAGTCGTACCAATTGTAAATGAGAAGTGGTCAGTTCCTAAACTACCTGTTCTAATTGTTAGTGTATCACTATCGGTATCAGTAACATAGACTCTATATTGAGACTTAGTTTCAGCAGATGATGATTCATCTAAAGATGCGGTAAATGCCGTAATTGTATTTCCACTTACACCATCAATTCTAAAAGATGGTGCTGAGTTTGGGGTTACACGAATGTATATAGTTTTTTCAACTACATTATTTTGACCATCGGTTACTTTAATTAAGAATGGGTGTGAACCTGATCCTGGAGTATTATCAGTATTCATAGCTCTACTCGAAGAAACCGTAGCTCTAACTACACCAGTAGTAGATACCTCAAAGAAGTTATCACTATACGAGTCTTGAACTGCCCACGTTTGTGTATCACCCGGAGTAACATCGGTTGCTATAAGTTGACCAATAAATGCACTACTGCCAGTAAATTCAGGAATTGTAAATCCATGTGACGTAATTACAGGTGGGTCACCAAATGAACCACCACCGCCACCACCACTACCAAAGCCACTCGATGCAGCGGATGCTGATACAGCAGTTCTAAAGAACACAGATGCTGTGTCTAAGAATACAGTAGCGTCACCAGTATTAGCACCACCACCAATTCCATCACCTGCAATAACTGATGTGATATCACCAGAACCACCACCGGCTCCAAATCCACTTGCAGCAGCAGATGCTGAAATGTATGTATCGTCTATGATTGCTTGTACTTGTGCGGATGAGGATATATTACCACTTGCGTTAGCTAACTCTACCCAATTACCACCATGAGCGAAATATGCTTTACCAGTTGCATGAACGTGAGCAAACATACCATGGTAACTTGCAGCATTTGGTAAGTCAGATAATTGAGAATAAACATTCCCAAAGAGGACTTTATTACCACCCATGTCTAAATCAGCTGATGTGATTTGAGTTGAACTACTAATTAATCCACTTGGTACATTTGTTAGTTGTGTAAAATCAGATGTGCCACCACCAGCACCAAACCCACTTTCAACAGCAGAACGAGATACTTCGGTATCAAAGTTTGTGATACTTGATGTATCAATCGAACCTGTAAATGAAGTTGCGGTAATAGAGCCAGTTACATCTAAATCTGCACTTACTTTGTATTTACCACCCACAGTAGTCCATATGGATGAACCACCTCCACCACCTCCACCGGAAAGTGAGGATAAGTCAACTGTATTACCTTCGGTAATTGTTAACTCATTACTTGCTTGATTAAACGAAAGAGTTTGAGAATCAGAACCAGTATCATCGGTTAAATTTTCCAATGTATTAATTCTGCTATCGAATGATGCCGAATCATTTGGATATGTTACTTCTCTAAACCTATTATTAGCGGTTATAGCATTTTTTTGAAATGCTGAAATAGTAGTAGGTTTATTAGTTATTTGTGTATAGCTAACCTGGCTGGATGCTGAAATAACTCCATAAAATGAACCACTAAATGAACCTGTGTAGTCAAATGACATATAAATCTCCGATAATTATCCGTTTCCTCAATATATAAATAGTAACAAATTGATTAGAACTATTGAATAGAGTATAATAATCTTAAAACCTCATCTAACGATTCGTGTCTATGATTATCTTTCAAGGTAACAGTGTGTACAAATGTAGATTCTTTTAGTTTTGGTACATCATGAATAGCAGAGTCGTTATTGAATTTTAAATCAATTTGCTGACCATCTCCACATAATATCATTCGAGAGTTTTTACCCAATCTACCTAATACCATACCAAGTTGTTGTTTGGTTAAGTTTTGAAACTCATCTACTATAACAATTGAGTTGTCAAATGTTCTACCTCTAAAGTGTGATAGTGATACCAACTCAATACTCTCATCCTTTTCCATCTTTTCTAAAATGGCTGGTTTGTTATACACCTTTCTCATATTGGAACGAATTGGTACTAACCAAGGTTCCATCTTTTCTTCGAGTGAACCTGGTAGAAATCCATTATCCTCGTTAGAAACAGTTGGTCGTGTTATTACTATCTTATTTACTTCCCGTTTAAAGAACGAATCTAAAGCTATTTGAACTGCGACTAATGTTTTACCACTACCAGCCTTTCCTAAAACAAAACTAAATGGGTGTTTTCTAATCTCAGATTTTGTTAACTTTTGTTCGTCTGATAACGTTATTGAAAATTTTATATTCCCCTTCGGAACTCTCTTTTCTGTATTCTCTGGCATACTCGATGTCCTTTACTAATATAACAATTACTTTAGTATAAGTATGACTTGGGCAATAAAAAAGGGGGACCGAAGTCCCCCTTAATTTGGTTTTAATTTAAAAACGTACTACTATGCGAGTGTTTCTAAACCATTAACGTATACCTTACCGTAGAACTCACCTCTTACCATTTGCTTAGCGTAACGTGTCATTACACCTTTTCTTGGAGTGAAGTTTGTTGGGTCATATACCAACGGAGTCATGATTAATGGAATGTATGGAGCGTAAACTGCGCCAGTTTCCAAGAATTGAGCACCCTTGAAGCCCATCAATACGACATTAGATGTCAAATATGGGTTTTTGTATACTTGGTAACGATTCGCGAATGAACCTACTTGAGATACACCCATTGCGAATTGCATATCAGCACCAGTACCATTAGCAGCAAATCCTGGGATTGATTCCAAGATAGTTGCAACGTCAGGAGAAACTACCATAAAGTTAGCTCCACCTCTCATGGTCTTAGCATGAATTTGGTTAGATACTCTCTGAAGAACAGTACCAAGAGTTTGGAACCATTGTTGTTGAGTGTAACGTTGTACGTCATTTGCTGCAGGTGCAGTAAATGCTGAACCATTCCATGAAGAACCTACTTTAGCAGACCAGTGACCTTCAGTCAATGCGTTTTCCATCAACATATCTAAGATTTCGAGGTCGATTTCTTGAGATACGTATTCAGACAACATTGAAGTCAATTCAGCTTCAGCATCAATACTATGGTAAGCGTTCAAATCTTGAGCGAATTCCGGCGTCCATTGTGCTTTCAACTTACGAGTCTTAGCAACGATTGGCACAGAGCGTAGCTCTACGTTCAATTCTGGAATACCTATGTCAGCACCAGTTGTGTCTTCGAAGTCACCACGAGTGATGTCAGTTGGTTGTTTCTGATATTTAACAGTTACATTACCAAAGTCAGTATCACGAGCAACGAATACGATGTTTTCACCAGCTAAACGAGTGTACTCAGCGTAGTACTCGTCAACACCTTCAAGTGAGAATGCACGTGCACCTTCACTATCGAAGTTTGCGATAGACGCAGTTTGAATAGCAACAGTTACGAGGTCAGCATCGTGAACAGCCCATACTGATTGAGAGAATGCTGAATCATAGTTGATATCAGACATACCCAAAGATGCAGTAGCGTAAGCGTTTGCACCAACTGAAGTAGCTAATGCTTGAGCAGCAGACTCATCTTCATTGATAGAGTATCCGAAACGACCTGCACCATAAAGACCTTCAGAAACATCACCAGCAACTTCGGTAACACCGAATACTGAGTCAGTTTGTGAATTTTTACCAGCACCAGTTTCGAAACCTGGCTGAGCAGTACCATACTTGAAGTCAAGATAGAATACAAGACCTGAAGGTAGGTTCATTGGTTGTACTGAGACGAATTCTTTTGCAGCGATTTCGCTGAAGATACGTCTTACTAATGGAAGAGCGACACCGGCCCACTCTTCAGAGTTTGCAGCAGTACCTGTGCTTGATGCTTCAGATACTAATTGCTTTGCTTGGTTTTCCAACAATGTAGCAATACTTGCTCTTTCGAAGTCAGCGTCAACGCCTTCCAAAAGACCAGTTTTTTCCCACTTGGCTACAAGGCCTTTAGCCTCTTCGCTCATTTTTTTGTTGAAACCAGCAGATTCGTTTAATAGAGAATTTGTGTTCATCTTATTAATCCTTTTCTTTTAGTTTTTTAATTATTTAATTAAACCAGCAAGCTTCTTAAATCTATCAGCAACAGCATTACCTTCAGAAATGATTTCTTTCTTAGGTGCAGTCGATGCCATAGGCTTAGACGCTAGTGATTCTTTTACAACTGTTTTTGGTTTTCTTGCAACATTCAAGTTTTCACCCAATGTAGCGAATACCAATTTTACTTCTCTCAAAGATTCAGCTCTATCGAAGTTTTCGATGACTTTCATCTTCTGACCTTCGTTCAAGTCGAATGTTCTGAACAACTTGTTAGTGTAAAGAAGTTTAGCATTCAATAAGTTTACCTCATTGATAGTACCTCTCAACGACTCGATAGTAGCATATGCTTCTTCCAATTCCGTTGATTCTTCTACTTCTTCAACTTCTTCCGATTCGTAAGTTTCTTCAACTTCTTCTTCTTCAGACATTTCTTTCAAAGTAGAAATGATTTCTTCCAAAGAAAGTTCTTCGTCAAGTTCTTCCGACTCTTCAACTTCTTCTTCTGATTCCATTACTTCTTCAACTTTTTCAGTTTCTTCAACTTCTTCTTCGTCTAAATCTTCACCTTCCATAGCAGCTTCAAGTTCAGCGATTACTGATTCAAGGTCGAGTTCATCTTCTTCCTCTTCATCCATCATCTCTTCTACTTCATCTTCTACTTCAGCTTCGTCTTCAGCTTCTTCGTCAGCTTCTTCTTCAGCTTCTTCTTCAGAATGCATTTCCTCTTCGTGAGAATCGATTTCGTCAGAAGCGATATCAGCTACCTCTTCTTCTTCATCTGATTCTAACTCTTCTTCCATTTCTTCCTCTTCAGAAACTTCATCTTCCATTTCAGAAACTTCGTCATCCGTTTCGGATTTCATCATTTCTTCCATTTCTTCTTCAACTTCTTCTTCTTCATCTAACTCTTCAGCTAGTTTATGAGAAAGCATAGATTGGAGTTTTGGAGTAAACGCCTCTTCGAGAGCCATTTTTGCGTTTGCTAATGCAGTTTCTTTTACGGCTTTAGCATCGGCGATTGCTTCTTTTAACAAATCTGATTTCATTTGTTACCTCCTAAATTAAACTTTTGGATAATAAGATTATTTTAAATCTTAATAGAATATAATAATATAATATGAATCACTCATTAGATTGGAGTGATATTAATTTACAATAAGTATGTAAATTTTACAATAAACGATAAAGTGTTTACTATTATCTTGCTTCTTGTTGTCTACGGACCCAATCAGCTCGTCTAGCATCATTCATTTGTTTACGTTTACGTGTAGTCGGTTTAGTGTATTCCCTATTTTGCTTGATAAGGTCAATTACACCATTATCTTTCATAATACGTTTCCACTTTCTAAGTGCTGCTTCAATGTTATTATTAATAACCTTTACACCATTAGCATGACCATATAGGAATAACTCCTCACGTTCTTTTCTTACTTTTTTTTCTCGTTTGTATGACATATATTTTATTTAATAAACAAAAAACACCCATCGAACTAACGATAGGTGTCTATAAATAGTGTTTGTAAAGTTAATTAAGACATTTTATCTAAACCATCTTTAAAATCAGATATAAGATTTCCAAATTCTTTTTGTTTATCGGCTGGTAACCTCTTAATCTTTTTAAGGTTCTTTTTGATAAATGATGAAAAATCAACACTTATTTCTTGAAGTCGTTCTAAATCACGATTCATTATTTCTTAACCTTACCTTTTTTGATATCTCTTTCAAGTTCTTCTGCAGCTCTTAATACATCTACAACTGATATATTAATTGGTACTTGACGATATTTTGATATTTTACGAACTGCCAACATCACAATTCTTTTTTCTTCGCTAGAAGCACCTTCTCCAATAATATCTTCGGTTACTGATTCAAAGTAAAGGTCAGACATCTTATCTTGAAGTTTAGGGTTTTTAAAATCAAACTGATACTTTTCCATTGCTCTTCTGGCTTTCAATGCCGATTTAGCAGCAACTACAAAGTATCCTTTTTTAGAACCACCTAATTTCTTTTGTAGTTTATTTGCTTGGTCTTTAGTACCAATACCCTTTTGGTTTCCCTTTGGGTCTATTATTGAGTATTTGTTTTCACTTAGTATATCAGTTAGTTTCATTGACGATTCTTCATTTACAGATTCTTTAGCGAATTCTTTAGCGTTTTCCTTGTCGTCCTTATCAACGTCTTTTACTGGAAATTCTTTACCATCTACTTCGAACTCATCATCACCATTAGCAATTGCTTTCGCTCTTGCAGCGCCGAATTCGTTACCTTCTTTGATTTCGTAATACTTACCAAGAACTTCGCCCATCTCATCGTAACAAGACTCAAGTCTTTGTTGTAGGGTATTTACTTCTTTGATTGTATTAGTAAATACTTTGAATGACTCATTCATAGACTTCATGTGTCTACCAACAGTTACCTTGTCAAACCAATCTCCAGTTTCCTCAAGAGTTACCTTGTGTGCAGTCTCTACAATACCTTTAATAGATTCGTATACTTCTGCCAAATTACCTGAACGGTAGATTGACTCACCGAATTTCTTGTATTCAGAAACAGCTTTAAGGAATTCACGCTTTTCTTCGTTAGTCATTCCCTTTTGGGTTTCTTCATCGTTTATCTTCATACGTTTGTATGTAGATTCGTTTAGTAGTTCTTTTAAATTTTTCATTATACTCCAAAATCACATTCACAATATCCACCAACCTCACACATGATGTCTCTCATCATATTGTTAGCTTTATTGTATTTATAAGTATTCTTTTTAACAGTAACCGATTCGTTTATCGTACCCTCGTTTGTTGGTGAAAGAAATGCTCCATGAGTTGATGGGTTAGAAACAAAGTCCCAACATATCAAATCAAAGTCTTGTTCTACTGCGACGGTGTCTTCACCAATTTGTTTTACGGAACCCATACCTCTTGACGAGATACCAACAGTACACCCAGCTTTTACTAATTCTTGTAAAATCTTTCCAGCTGGTGTATTTAGTATTTCAACTGTTCCAACAACATCATCACCATTCCATGATACTTCACGGATAATGTGTGATGTGTTCTTTAATTCGACTACACCACTTTCAGGATGGTCCAATTCACCATAAGCACGATTCTCTTTGATTTCACGTCCTTGGTATTTCTTTACTTCACGTTCTAAGATGTTACGTGGATACACTCTACCATTTTGGTTTTTAGCATCAGCACGTTGTAACACACCATTTACTAAGAAACGACCAGTCTGGTCCTTTGCTTCTTGTAACATAGTAGGTGTTACTTCAAATATCATTGTATCTACAAGTAGTTGTTTCATCTTAGTTTTCCCACACCTTTTTCTTACGATATAAATCAAAGAACACTCTTGCAAGTTCTCTACGTATCAATAGTCTGATATCTTCGAGGTCTTGTACTTCGAGGTCTTCGTTTAATTTATTTTTATTACACCCACACGACATACTATGCGCTCAATTCTTTTAGATTACGAGCAACTTTCAACATTCTTTCTGAAATCTTACCGAATCTTTTTTGTGTAGACTTCCAATATTGTTCATTAGATACACCCATTTCGTTTTTCAACTTAGTGTTCTGATTTACAATCTTTTCAACTTCGTACATCATTCGATTAATCTCTTTGATAGATTTATTTACTTTTTGATGTGCTTTCATAGAGTCATCTTTTTTGTAATCTCTATAAGTAGCTTCGATTATACGTTCTAGCTTATCTTCTAATTTCTTCATAGTTTTAGACTCCGTATTTATCTTTTTAGTTTTCTTTGGCTTCTTGTAACCAAGTACTTCTATGTGGTCAGTATCTAAATCATCCTCATCTTCACTTTTAGAAAAAGCGTTTGGAGTTTTAGGTGGGCCTGCTCCCCCATCCATATTAGATGTTACATTAGCCTCATCTACCTCTTCCTCTTTAAGAGTTTCGATTGACTCCAGCTCTTCAAACTTACCTTCCAATTGTTCTAGTAAGAATTTAGACATTCGAAACCCTCCGTAACTCTTGTAAAAGTTCATGATATCTTAGAAGAGATAAAATCTGATTCTCATTGATTATTTTAGAATTTGTAATGTTATCAATAAGATTTACAGTTTCATTTAGTTTTATTTGTGCTACTTTATCCGATACATCTACTGCTTTGAAACTTTTCTTTAGTTTCTTAACTTCAGTTATAACAAATGACTTTAATTTAGTTGAATTATCAACGTTGTTGATATAATTCTTTAAAATCATTTTTTGTTCTTCTGATAAAGTTGTGTACTTTGAGTTAAATGATTCGACCAAGAACTTATAAGCCAACAACCTAACTTCTTTAGATTGGTTGTTATACTCAGTATTATCAGATTCAGTTACAATCTCAACATTTGATTTAGTGATTACTTCGAGTATTGTATTTTTACAAGTAACGTACTCTTTTGGAGATGCCAAACTTGTATTTTCAAACATTTTGTAAACCGATGCCATTTCACGATAATTAGTAACACGATATTTAAAGAAGTCCTCCATAACAAATGACTCTTTGATTGATTTAATCAAATTATACTTTTGTCTACGAAGAATACCCTCATTTAAACTACCACGTTCTTCCAATACAATATTTAAAAACTCCTGAGCCTGATATTGGTTATCAAAGTTTTCTTTAGTTAAAGATTGATACAATTTTAACTCTTTGTTTAATTCAGTACCTCGTTTGAAATGTTTCTTTATTATTTCCAAGGCAAGAGAATCTTTGTTCGCAAGTGTATCGGATGCGATTTGCTTTACGAGTAATTCAAATAGAATACCCGTATTTTTAAACTTGCTGTGTTTTAATTTGGCCATTGTAAACCTTATCTATTACTATTCCAATTTATAAATATGTAAAAACTCATCAAATCGTGTCATCGATAAGATTTCTCTCATCTAATAAACCCGATTCAGCCTTTTCATCTTCTAATAAAGATTCATTTAGAATCTTAGTTGTTTTGCGTTTAACGTTTTTCAAAGATGATTTCAAAGCTTGTGTTTGCTCGTAAGCAAGTGGTGAATTTTTATACTTATGATATGTTGCGGCTGGTTTAATATCGGTCTTTTGACCAAGTGGGTCTCTACCAAATGCACTATCATCCGTTTTATAGTTACCTGATGTTGATGGTCTACCAGCACCATCAAACCCACCTTCAGGAGAACCACCATCATCGTTAGGTGTTTGATGCATTTGTGCCAAATCGTGTGGTGTACCAAATGACTCGCCAGTTTTAACTGGATCATTACCTTCATCTTCAATTTGAGCTTGTCTAAATCCGAGTTTTAAATCTCCAATAACTTTACCTTGTTCAAGAGCCCACTCATCATCACTCATATTGAATATGTTCTTATACATCCATTCTTGAGAAACCATTTTGAGGTCTTTCATATCAGATACCAATGATACCTTCTCAGACCACAATGCAGCTTTCTCTTGTTCGTATATGATAGATGGGTTTGTAAGTTCCAACTCAAAGTTAACAAGGTCTTCGTTTTCGTAACCTTGTGAGTATAAGTGAACGATTGCAATCTTAGTTAATTCAGAAAGAACAATCTTTTGGATTCTCTCAACTGAACGTGCGAATCTGATATCCTCTTGTGCTAATGTTGCTTTACCTTCAACTGACTCATCGTACCCAATAAATGCTTTTGGTACTTTTAGTGCAGCCATCATTCTATTTCTTAGGTATTCGATATCATCAATACCACCGAATTCCATACCACTTAATGTATCTATCTCAGTACCACTCTGACCACCACGAACTGGTAGGTAGTAATCATCTAACATATTCATTAGATTAAACTTGAGATTGTAGTCACCAGTATTTTGGTCAAGATATGGTACTTTCTTCATTTGGTCAATGATACCTCTCATGTGGTTATCAACTTCACCAGGTGGAATGTTACCTACATCAATTTTAAATGTACGTCTTTCAGGTGCTCTCATAATTCTATGAATCATCATAGCATCTTCCATAAGAGTCAACTGCTTCCAAGTCTTTCTTGCACCTTCTAATAACGAACGACCATATGGAAGGAAGTTTGTATCTGCTAATAAACGGAAATGTGCGATTTGATAGAACTCAAAGTAATCAGCGTTCTTGTTTACACTTGCACCATGAGCAGCACCCATTGAACCTAATTTAAATCTTACTTCGTATGGGTTTTCGGGATTAAACCCTTCTTCTCTTTCTACTTCGTATGCTGACATTGGTGATACGTTTACAATACCAACACCTTCTTCAATATCAAGATGTAGGAAGTAGTCACCATATTTATTCATACCACGAATCCAAGCCCAAAGATTGAACTCAATATTCATTACATCGTAAAATAGGTTGTGAAGAATCTTTTTTACGTTCTCGTCATCAGTTTTAATTCTAAGAACATCACCCATGTCATTTTTTAGAGTACACTCATCGGCGTATATATCTAATACTGAGTTTAGAATGGAATCTTTATCCATTGCTTCGTAATCAGTATATAGTTCTAATTTATTTGAATGATAATTAAATTGATTGTTATACGTTTCCCAATTTCTACGAGAGGTATGCATTCTACCAAACCTATCGTAATAAGATGAACCACGGAGGTTACCCTGAGATTGTAGTCTTTGAGTATCGATAGTTTGGGTACGGCCCTTACCAATCCTACGGACAACAACTTGAGTGTTGAATAATTTTCCTAACCTATTAAATAGTGATTTATCTGCCATAATTTCGTCTCTAACTAAAAGTATATACTTCTACAAGTTATAAATATACAAAAAATAAATTAAAGTACCAAATTTAAAGTAACCAAGTTAAATCTTGGTCCTTTCCATGTTGGTCTTTTTGTTTCCATGGGTCTTGGCCGAGGTTACGGTTAGAATAAACACCGGTACTTGACTTACCCATATGCCCTAATGTAGTTCTCGTTAAATCCATACCCTGTTGTCTTAATTTTAATGCCGTATCACGTACCCAAAGACCGGTGGAGAATGATATCACCAAGTCATCATTATAACCACGTTGTGCTTCAGCTCTACTACCATTCCATATGAATACAAACAATTCGTCTATAAGTCTCTTAGAATGGATTATAGGGGTTCTCTCTCTCATATACATATCTAACTTAGATATTACTAATGGTCGAGTTCTACTTGTCATAGAAAATCCAGGAACCATATCCTCTTTACGTTTTAAGTCAAAACCTTTTCTGAGATGTATATCATCATCTATGTAACCTACATCTCTATATGAATAATATAGATTATCATAGTTTCTATCAATTACTTCTTGTATCACTGCCCAACCAATATTTGCGTTTTCAATCACCAACATTGCGTTGTTCCATTCTGCCGCTACCGAAGTTAACATTGCACCATATTGTTTAGTATCAATCTTACCTTTGTATTCTGCTACTTGTTCAACAGTCTCTACATCGAATACATGGAATGCTGAATAATCGGATGAGTCACCTCTTGCGACATCGGCAACTACTACATAATCACGAGAATAATTTGGATAGTCCCATAACCAATAGTTACCATCAAACCCACGTTTTTCAATTGGGTCTTTTACATAAGTTTCTTCGTACCATTGTAATGTAGCACCTTCAACTACCGTATGGCCAGAACTGATAAAGTCACAATCACACTCTTGTGCTGCGCCCTTAGTTCCTAATAATTTCTCCTGTTCATCTCTCCACGATTGATTTCTCTCAGGATGTACCGTCCAATGTAATTCGGTTGGATTCCACTGGTCTCCTTGTTGACCTTGAACCCAAATCTTGTGAAACCAATTACCCACACCATTTGGGGTAGATAATACAATAGCACCACCACCGGTAGAAAGTGTAGATTGTGCCGAAGTCCAAATCTCTTCTACATTGTTAATGAATGCAGCCTCATCAATAATCAACATCGACAATGCCTCAGAACGACCAGCATCACCTGCAGCAGATGTTGCTTTAATTTGAGAACCATTACGTAATCTTAGAGATAACTTGTTATCCTCTTCAGTTTGACCTTTTAACCACGTTGGTAAGTTATCGTGCATGAATCTTACCTTAGTAACAAGGTTCTTAGCAACCTCTTGTTTGGTTGCAATTACAAGAATGTTTTTGTCTTCGTGAAATAACATCAACCATAGTGAATATCCGGCTGATAGTGTTGAGATACCCAACTGGCGTGACTTGAGGATTACGTTGAATCGTTCCTCATTTACACTTGTCATTAAGTCTTCTTGAAATGGGTAAAGATTAAATAAAATCTTGCCACGGTGGGGGTGTTGGATATAACAATACTTCTTGAAGAAATATACTGGATCCTTAGCACACTTAACCCACTCTTCTCTGATTAGTGTTTTTATATCTTTTGGCATATCACATATTATTTACCAAACTTCCAATACATACCGATTGTGTAAACGGGCTTGAAGTCACTATCTACACCTACCCCAATATTATATACATTACGTTTTTTTGTTTTGTATAAAAGATTACCACTCAAGTTATTTAGTTGAGTTCGGTCACCATTTAACGTAGTACCCACATAGAGTTCACGTTTGTTGATGTAAACAGTATTAGTAATTGTAGTTGTTGGGATGAGTATTTCGGATTGAACATCTCTAAATGAAATTAGATTACGTGTTATCGTATCGTTAATAGTAACATAACCCAGCGAATCTATCATAATAGTATCAGTATAAAAGTATTTTGCGTAATAATCTTTTAATACTGATAATGTATCAATTGGTGTAGTAAATGTATCAATATTAACTACTACCTTCTCCACTACCGTTGGGATGTACTTGGTTTTTTCAATTTGTACAGTATCCCATTTTGTGACTACTTCAGTAATAACTTGCGGTTCGGTAATATCAGACCCGTTCTGACAACCACGTGTCAGAAATATAATAACTCCCAATACTACTATCAGAAGGGTCTTGATATCTCCGAAATAATTTCTCACAAATTACTTGTTGTAAAGTTCGTAAACTTTATTAATTAGATTCGTCTTGTTTAATTTAGAATCCAAATCAACATTGTGGTCTTTTTTAGCAGCCTCAAGCATTTGTACTTTTGTCATCGAACGAAGTTTACTTTTAGTAACCTTCCCTTTGATAGCCGACATTACGTCTTTAAGTTCGTCTGCTACATCAGCAAACTCTTCTTTAACTGATTGTAGCTTTTCCTTTGCATCTGATACTGTTTCCATGATTTGTTCATCAATGGTAGTTTTGTTCAATAATCTATTCCATAGACCGATGAACCAATTTTTAAGTTTTGTCATGATTTTCTTTTTTTGTTAAACTTATTGTATTATATAAGTATGTAACTCAAAGTTAATTAAGTTACCACTTACGGCAAGACCAATATCTAGCTTTATGTCTTGGTCCTGGATTATCACAATTGTGTCTTGCTCTAAATGCCTTACGTCTCGCAGGGTCATTCTTTTTGATAGACATAGTTTTACCCTTTGCTGAAGAGCCACCATGTCCAAAGTTTACCTTTACAACATTTCCTTTTGGATTCTTTACATACACTTTAAACTTTTTAACATCACCTTGCATTGGCTTACCAAGTTTTACATCACGACCTTGATACTCTGCTTCATCAAGTGTTGGGTTTAGTGCGTAGATGTCACTATTCTGCTCTTTATGTAGATTTAACATCTGAGAATATTCTTTCATAAAGTTTATGAAGTCATGTGTTTCTTCAATACTTTCTACATCATATTCTTCAATCACCTCATCACCTTCGTTTCTTCTCTTCTTAGAGTAGAGGTAGTCTTTATATAGTTCTTCATAATCAACACCATCTTTCTCATAATCTGATAACGCTTCAGTTGATACTGATTCCTTGTACAATTTAAACATCGAATCTCTGAACTTAGTATTACTAAGGTCTGACTGATATTTTTTGATAAGTGATTGTGCTTTACTTAGGTTTTTCTTTGATACGATGTAGTGTGTTCCTTTACCTCTATATTTCTCAAAGGAATACCACATATTACTTTCAAGACCCTTATCAACGACTTTACCATCTTTGTCAAGTATCATATATAATCCACTTGAATATGTAGCTTCATTTTTAAATGATGATACATATGGGTTGTCAATTACCTTACCCAGCTCAGTAGTAAAACCATACTTATCTTCCATAAAGCCTTTTACGTTATGGTATTCTTCTCTGATTAATTCCTTGAGTTGTGTTTTAGTCATCTTACTTTACCTTTTTAGCCAATGAGTAAAAGTCAATGTTGAATCTAAAACCAGCACCATCGTAATCTCTATCCACTTCAACTGGAACTTTAAGTTGTTTCTCAAGTGTCTTTCTCAATTCTTCTTTCACATCGACATCATTTTCAACTGCACCTTGGAGACCATCTAAGTCATTACCACTTGCAGCGATTAGGGTCAATCCCTTTGAGTCACCCATAACTTTAAAGTTTACTGAGTCTTTACCCAATCTCACTTTTGCTTCTTTGATGATACCTTCACCGAATTGTTTAACCATTTTCTTTTGAACTGGGTTATTAGGTTTACCTGCGATTGCAGATACTAACTTCATTCTATCAGCAAGTTTACCTTTCTTAACGAATTGGTATACTTTCTCAATGTCTAATTTGTTATCATCAACAAACTTTTGGATAGCATCTTTATTCATGCCAGTCAAACCACCAATTTCCATTGCAGTTCTTGTTGTAGACTCATTTACCTTTACACCAACGGGTTTGTTAGATTTTACAATCATACCCTTAGCACCATCTTTCTCAACCGATTTTAAGAATTTCTTAGCATCAGCTTCTTTTGCATATACAGCTGATGATGGTTTTATATTTTTGTTAGGTAAATCTTTTTTGTCCTTAAACATCACTACAAATACTTTATCCTTAGCTTCGTTTACTGATTCGTCTACTTTATACTTGTAGATTACATCACTTCTATCTCTTAACTTAGTTTTGTTATTTTGTAAATCATAGCTAGGGTTTGCAGTAGTTGCTTTAGCAAACTTACCATTCTTTAAATAAAATGCACCAATACGAGAATTGTTATCATCAGTTACATAGAATGTTGCGTTTTTCTTTTGCTTTGATAATTTAATGATATCAGTAAGATTTTTAGCTTTAATGAATTCACCATAACCTTCATTTACTGATTCGTATGCCTTTTTATTGGTTTGAAGATTTTTAAACAATATATTTTGCTTATCATCAATTGTTTTATACTTCGTTGGTTTTTCATTAAAATCCTCAAGAGCATAATTTAACATCTTTATCCATTCAGTATCACTATGCTTTTTACGAAAATCAGATAACATCTTAAAAAATTTATTCTTATCTTTGTTAGCTTTTTTGTAAAAATACCAAACATTTACTCCAGCTTCATTTACTGATTCTGAAAATAATCGTTTACCTGTAC